GCCGCCGTGGACCCGAACTGGCCGCGCAGACAGTTGTTGCATTGATTGTCGGAGCGGGAACCAACATAGACCACTTCATCACCGATCATGAGGTAGAACGCGCTCGTGGGCAGAGAGCCGTAATCATCGCCCATAAGCGAGAGCGTCACCTGCGAGACGGTCATGTCGGCGGCGAGCTTCACGTCAAGCTGGGGTGGGATATCAACGTCGTCGAGCGATTGCAGGGGATCGACAAGCTCGATCTTGCAACCGCCTGTTTTGTCGATGGTGATGTTATCGAGGAGCATGGAGGCGCGCTGGACGAAATCGCCCTGTGCCAGACCATAGAAGCCTGCGTACACCTTTACGGGAAAATTCTCGTAGTTCGGATTGCGCGCTATCCACTTCTTCCAGAACGTGCCGGGGATGGGCGAGGTGCGCGAGGCATAGTACGGGTCGATGCCCACATCGCCGTCCGGCTCGTCCGCCATGTCGATGCCCATGCGCCCGGAGATCGTGAACTTGTCGGTGATCTCGGTAGGCAGGGTTTTCACGTTCTTGACGTAGGGGCGCGGTCCCGGAAACGGGAGCGGCGCATCGAGCGAGGAAAACAGATAATCTTTGGTCGTGGCATTGTAATGGCTGGGATCACGGCACGTGGAATAGGTATTGAAACAATAGCTCCCCGTTGCAGCGCAGGGCGCGGACCCGAACGAGCGCGAGCAGAAATCGCCGGTTATCACCACGAGCGTGACGGGGATGCGCGAGAAGGCGGTGAGCTTGTCCGTGAAATTGCTCATGGCTCGGCGGTTGCCTCAAAGGTGAACGTGATAGAGTCAACGTAGTCGCCGCTCGTCACCGGAAAGGTGAAGCGCGTATCCTTGCTCATCTTGCCGTAGAGCACGAGATCGGGGTAGGCGGTCAGATCCCACGCCCAGAAGAGCATCTTGAGATAGCGGGCGTATGAGTCCCAAAAGGGCTTGAAATAGTTCCATACCCATGTTCGCTGAAGGTTTGAGAACGTCGGCGTTACGGAGTGCGGGAAATAGCTGACAACAGACCCGAGCGGGTTGCCGGTCACGCTGTTCTCGATCTCGGCAACGATCCCTTGATTGACCGGATCGAACTGAGCATCGGGCGGATAGGGGAACTGAAGGCGCGAGCCGAGCATGACGACGCCGACCATGGGCGCGACTGACGCGGTGACGATCTTCACGCGCCAGTAAGCGGCGCTCGTGAGCGTGAAGGTCTTGAGAAATGCCCGGTTGGATGAGGGCGTGAAGGGCGCGAGCCGCTCCGTCCATGTCGCGTTATCAGGGCTTGACTCCACGGACACGAGAGCGGATGAGCTGTACAGGTTGTGGCCGATGATCCCGAGCGTGTCTGCGGCTCCCGCGCCCTGGGAGGCCACGGTGAGGTACTTGGTTCCGAAAGATAACGCCTGCCAAAAGGTATATGGCCTCAGATCGGCGATGTTGCGGACATCGTAGCCCGAAGCGGTATCCGTGGCCGTGGGGATATTGTCGGCGAAGCGGTTGTCAGACAGGATAATTGGGTTCAATGCGTCACCTCAGTGTGCGCCATCGCCCACCGCCTTTTTGAGCGCCGGCACGAGCTGGCGGGCGAGCTCGTCTTCGGACAGGACAGAGCCGTAGACGTGGATGTTGATCACGGGCGCTGCCTGGGTCTGCGAGGGTCCTGCCGTCTCGGCGGTCGACGGCGTGGTCGTGGCAGAGACGGACGGGACACTATAACCCGTAGCAGCGGTGCCGGAGTTGCCCGGCTGCATCGACGAGATGGATGCTACCTGGGCCATGCCGTAGGCGATGGCGGCGGCTGCTGCTGCGACACCGAGAGCGGGCCCAACGATGGGGATGCCCGCCATGGCGTTATAGGCGGCCATGGCTGCAGAGTAGGTGTTGACGCAAGTTTCGGCGATTTTAAAGCCCTTGTATATCTCGAAGGCGGCTCCTGATTGCTCGCCGGAGAGCGCGTAGAAGGCTTGAGCCATGCCGGCCATCATACCGAAGGTGTTTGACGCGATGGAGAGCTTGCGCTGCTGCTGGTACTGCTGCTCGGCTGCCTCCATCTCATCGTGTTTTGCGAGCATGGCGAACTCATCGCCCAGGAAGTTGGCGTACAGCTCGGACATCTGGCGGTATTCCTCACGCTTCTGTTTGATGGCCTTGGTAGCGTCGTCCTTTCCGGTCAAGAGATCGGATAACCCTTTGAAGCTACCCGCGGCGCCCGAGAGTCCCTGGCCCGCGGTGCCACCCACGTTTCCAGCCATAGTCGAGAGGCTCTTGAACACCTCCTGATACTGCTGCTCCATCTTCTTCATATTTGACATCTGGATAACGTCAAGCTCGTAGACCTTCTTGCGTTGAAGCTCGTTGCGCTTTGCCTCAAGGTCGATAATCTGCGCGGTCTGCTTTGCGTAAAGCTCCATGTTCTTTGCGTTCGTCACATCGTCAGTCATCTGCACGGCGAGAAGATTCACCTTCTTCTGCTCGATGTCGAGGAGTTTCTCCTCAAGCTCGTATTTCTTTTCGGTGGCGGCGAGCTCTGTGATATAGCCCGCCTGTCGGTATAGCTCGATGCGTTTTTGTTCCAGGCTGATGAGGTTCGTCTGGTCCTTAATCTCTCCGTCCTCCAACGCCCGGGCGATGTCTTCGTGCATTTTCTTCTCGGCCTCGAGGACCTTGTTGTTCTCCTCGCGGGTCTTCTTCATGGCCTCAACCGCGCGCCCCTGCGCAAGATACGCCTCGGCCTGATTGCGGAGATCCGCGAGCTGGCCCTTGTCAATGCCTTCCTTCGCGAGTTTAGCGATGGTGGCGTCGATCTCGTTTAACTTCTTGCCCTCCTGATCGAGCAGGGGATTTAAGCCGGCGACCTGGGTCTTGAAGGCGTCGTACTGTTTCTGCGCTTCCATGGCCTTATTCTTGTCCTGAGATGCTTTCATCTCTTTCATGATGGCGGCTATACGCTTGTCTGCGTCATCGAGCTGTTGCTTGGTTGCCTTTTTTCCCGTGTCCTGTTCAAGGAAGACAGCGTCAGCGGCCTTGGCGAGCAGTTCATTGCGAGCGCCCCAGGCGTTGTTCGCGACCTCCATGTTGTCCTGAGCCTTCTTGTCATCGCCCATGGCCGTATAGACCAAAGCACGGTAGCGGGCATACGCCGAAACAAGGCCAAGGCAACCGGCAGCGGCGTAGACGAAGGCCCGATATAGCCCGTCCAGCGTGACGATAAGCCACTTGCCGATATTCTCTTTAAACTCCTTCATCTCTGCGTGGAATTTCTGCATGGCGATGGTGGCGCTATCCTGCGTCCCCTGAAGCATGAGCTGCTTCTTCTCAAGGTTCGCCATGGCAAGCTCGTAGAGGGATGTCTCGCTTGCACCGTTCTTGATCGCGGCGGTGACAACCTGCATCTGCTCGCGGGTCACGGCTCCCATGCGGATGAGCGCGCGGGGCATGCGCGTAGCGATGGCGTCAGCCAGATCATCGTAAGCCTGGGCGGCAGACGTGCCGGCGATCTGCGATGCGGTGACTACGACCTTGGAGAACCGCTCGATCTGCGCGGGATCGTAGCCGAGCGTCATCAACTTAACGGCTTTCTGCATAAGCTCGGAATCGGCGATGGTCTCCTGGGTGGCCCGCTTCATGTTTGAGATGAGAGAATCGGCGGCTACGCCGGCGGAATCGGCCATGATCTTGAAAGACGAGCTTATCTGCATGGCGTGTGCCGCCTCGTCCATGTACTGGAGGGCCTGGGAGACGCTCTTTTCTAGGGCGTAGACGGCCGCGGATATGCCTTTCCAGTTTTCCTTGATCACGTCCGTGATGCTCTGTGTCTCGTCCTGCATCTGCTTCATGCGGGCCACGACCTTTCCCATCTGCTCGATGGCGATGGTTCCGTCGGATGTGATCGTCAGCGTGGTGACCGCTTCGTTTCCCATGTCACTCTCCGGGTTTCGTTTTCATGAGCATCATACGCTCCATCTCAACTGCTTCCCTGATCTCGCCCAGGGCGAGCCACTCGTCAACGGTGAGATCGTTTGCCGCGAAGGGGTAGCCGCTTTTTTGCAGGCAGTAGATAAACCAGATATGGACGAACCAGTCGGACGGCTCATACGGCTCCTTTTTTTCACAGCACGCGCAAACGGCCTCCAAATTGGGGCCGCAGCCTGTGGCGCACTTCTTCTTTGCCTCCGGCGAGCAGTTGTCCCTTATGCGCCGGAGCTGCTCCCCAAAGGGACAGACTCATCATCGACCACCTCGTACTCGATATTGTCGGTCAGGCCGGTCAGTTCCTTGTCGGCGCGCACGCCCTCAAAGACAGCCGACGCGAAGGCGAGGAGGATGTCGGAGGCATTCTTTTTGACTGCGTCCTTCCACCCTTCGAGATAATTTGAGCTTGCCGGATCTGACGATATCGGTTTTCCGCCGACGCCAAAATCGCCTTCCCGGAAACCCGTCAAGACAGCGAGGGCGAGCGTGACTTTCAGGCCCGCGTTGATCGTGAACTTGTTGCCGCTCTTTTTGTACTGGAGCGTTTTGTAGGTGACCTCTTCCTGGGTCGTTGGGTTCCGGTAGTAAAGCTCGATCTGGCTGCCGGAACGTCCGTCGTCGATCACCATGGTGTTTGTTGCGCCGTCTGCTATGTCTCGCATGAAAAACCTCCTACGTGAATAAAAATTTTATTTCATCGTTGCCCGAGTTCGGGGTAAAGATGATGGGCTGAGCGTATGTCAGGATATTATCCCTGTCGCCGTATTTCACCGTGTCAAGCTGGACTGTTGGGCCACTGATCGTGCACTTGTTGCCGGCAGACGTGCCAATGGTGGCGGTGAGCGCCACACGGGACGCGCCAGACCACATGGACCAGAGGTTCTTTGTGGCCATGGCCACCACCTCGGGGTCGATCTCGCCGGTGACCAATCGCTCCTTGATGAACCATTCGAGGATGCCGGTTGCCGCGTTGGCGGACGGCCGCTTGGCGATCTCGTTTGCCACCTTCACGGTGAGCGTCTCGATCACGCCCGCCCATGAGTCGATGGTAAAGGATGCGCCGATGAAGCGCGGGGGAACGGTCTGGTTGAACGTAGCTCCGCTCGCCATGGCCTGGTCTGTGGGAGAGGCGAAGATGCCGGTAAACTCCCATTCGATTGTGCCGAAGTCGGCGGCCTTGATGGTCATGCTCAACATGCCACGGCAGCCGACGAGCTTCACGAGCAGGCCGTCAACGTAGTAATAGATCGTGATGGACTCGGCGCTCGACGTGTTGCTGTTCGGGTCATAGGAGTCGGATACGCCCGGCGTATTCGTGTGCGTGAAGTTGCAGGCGCGGAAAAGCGGGTCGATCTCGGGCTTGGTCCCTGCGGTGCCGGATCCTTTGAGCTCGGTCTTGAACTTGATCTTCACGCCTTCGCCTACAGGAACGATGGGGTTCGATCCCATGAACTGCTTGACGTTCTTGCGTTCAATCTTGCGGTCAGCGATAGTCAGCTCGGGGCTTTCGACAAGGATCGCATCGGTGGCTGGTGTCGGTGTGGCGTCCGTTCCGTATGTGGTTTCGATTTTTGCCAGAATCAATGCCTTAGTTTTGAGCATTGTCGTGTTCCTCCTTTTTCGTTTCTATCGCGGCGCGTGCGGCCATCGCGGGGTCGTTCAGGTCTGGTTTTAATACTCCGCTTCCATCGTCGATGAATGATCCTGCGGGTCTGTCTATCATAAAGGCCTCCTTATGGCGTTACTACCTGCAAAACGTGCGTGGTCTGAAACTTGAGAGAATAGACATTAAGCTGTCCCTGCGTGTCGAGACGGTTCCTGCCCTGATACTGAAACGGCGATACGTCAGGAAGGCCCCAGGCATTGCCGTGTATCGCATCACGGACGGACTCACTAAGAACGGTAGTGGAGCGTGCGGGGTCGGTGCCCGACTTTCGCGTCACGACAAGAACCTCGTAGGTCTCCTTGAGCACGAGACGCGAGAGGGTGCCCGTGTTCTCGTCACCGTAGAAGGAGACGGCGGCAACGGGGAGGGCTTCAGGCTCGGCGAGGCTAAACTCGTTCGCCGTCATGTTGACCACGTCGGCGAAAAGCGCAACCCCGGCGTTCTTGATGGCGCGGATTTTCTCGATGAGCAGATCCTCGATGTCGTTTACGGTCATATGGTGATTTCCTTTGAGAGCGTGAGCCTCATAATTCCCTTGGTGTTTGTGGCTTCAACAAGAGTAATGGCGTACTCGGTTTCGTCTACGGTGATGGTCATACCCTTGGTCACGTCAGGTACATCCGAAGCAAGGCACTCAACCGTGGGCTTGCGCGTCTCGATGCCGTTCTCGATTACCGTGTCATCCTCGATGAAGAGCACGCGGATCCGGGAGCCGCGAAACACGGCGTCTGCGCCGACGGTCCCTGCGGCCAACGAAGAGAACCTGTCAGTGAACACGCTCATAGCACCTTTACCTCGAAGCTGTCTTCGAACTTCTGGGCCAGGGACGTTACGATCCGCACCTCGACCGTATACGTGTTGCCCGAATTGCCGCCCGTGATATAGTATTTTACCTGCGTGGCGGGAGTGCCGTTGGGGGTTACTCCGGAGACCATTGCCCCGGATACGTCCTGGCCCGTAGAGTCGGTGACCACCACGGAAGCCGTGACCACCGTCTCGCCCAAGGCGAGCCAGCCGTTACCATCGGAGCGCCTGAACTCATGGTACCTCCAGAACCCTTCATATGGCCGCTTGGTGATTATCATAATGGCACCTCTTTAATGAAAGACCTGGGCGGGACAGTATCGGACAGATCTCGCGCATCAGCGACAGTGGTGAATGACCGTGGCCGGACCGTAAGGCCGGTGGCGGCATCGGCAGCGGGCTGGCTCGATCTAAAGGCGTCACCAAGGAAGCATGATCCGGACTGGATCGCGCGGGATAAACCTGCCTTCTGGAAGATATACGCCGGTCTGTCAACAAACCATTTGTCGAGCGTCACCACCTCGGCTACGGGCGGGCTCCAGACGAATGGGGCGTCTGCCGGTTGACGGCGTGAAGCAGCTCTGACGATATCGGGGTAAGACCCCTGCCATCTGTCGAGAGAGACCGTCTCGGGCCGCGTGTCGCCCAGGAAACATGACCCTGATTGGACGGCTTTGGAGAGACCTGGTTTCTGGAAGATAATGTCGGGCCTTGATCCCTGCCATTTATCGAGCGTCACCACCTCGGTTGAGGGGGGCGGATTCCAGACGAATGGCGTATCCACGGGCTGACGGCGGGTAAGCGGTCTCGGAGCCACGTCCGGGAGCTTTAGCTGCCATCTGTCGAGGCTCGTGGTTTCCACGCGCGGGATGTCGCCCAGAAAGCATGAGCCGGCCTGTATCGCGCGGGATAAGCCGGGCTTTACCTGAAAGACGATATCGGGACGGCTGCCCTGCCATTTGTCAACGGTTATGGTTTCCGGCGCGATGGTGGAGCACCAGAAGAGACATCCCGCGAGGATCGCCCGCGAGATTGTCGCCTTCTGGAAGATTCTTTGGGGAGCTTCGCCTATCCAACGGTCAACCGTGACCCGTTCCTTTGACGTTGACAGGACATCCGCGCGGGACTGATATTGCAGCCGTTTACCGGGCATTTCGTTCTATTTCCTCCAGTTGTTTCTCGAAGGGTCTGCACGGATCGCACGCGGGGTTTCCGCAGGTCACGGCCATGCACTTCGTACAGAAGGTCCGGCGATGGCCCGACCCTTTGTACGAGACGAAATGGCCGCCGCAGTGGGGGCATTGGAGGGTGGAGGCGACCTCCTGCCCCCCAATGATGAACATGCCATGAGCCTTGCGCTCAAACTGTGCGTTCTCAAATGCCATGTTACTCCTCGTACTCGATGCTGAAGTCCAGGTTAAATGCGCCTGTCAGCACGGGGTTCAAAAGCGTAATGCCGTTGTTCGCCGTTGCCGGAATGACGAGTTCCTTGCCGGGAGCCGCGACCCATCTGAAGGTTGCGCGCTGGTTCTGCGCCCACTGGAGAAGCGTCACGCCGAGCGTTGGGGCGGACATGGACGGGGCCACCATGGCAGAAGCGAGAGAAGCGGGATCGCCGGGGTCGATGGGGGATGGAGTAACAGCGGTGCCGCCCGTTGAGGCCGTTGAGGACCTTGCGAGCTTCATCTGCGCCGCCTGATCGGCGGGGGTCGAGGATGAGCCGATCACGAGGTCATAGATTTTCGGTCGGATCGTGGCCGCTCCGACGATCTGGGCCTGGGGGACTGTGGCGCTATTCTGTGCTGCGATACCGCCTGCAGATACTGAGTACGATCTTGCCATAACTACCTCCTTGAAATTTAATAGCCTACAACGTCACTCCGTTGAACGAAGGGTTGTGCGATTGCCGGATGCCAGGCGTCGGGATAGATCGACGCGGCAGACGTGTGCTGATCTGCTCCGACGTCCCATGGATTTGACCGGGTCTCGCCGTCGATATCGAGGGCTGCGCCCCACCAGTAAGTGTCACTGGAGATATCCGTCCCGTTGCTTTTGGCCGAAGTATCGCCCAACTGAAGATGCAGATCCTCGCTTCCTGCAGTCGTACTGACGAAAGATACCGTCTTGCTCTTTTGTGCGTTCGATCCCGGGGCCGACGTATCCGAGGAGAGATTATTCGTGCATGAGGCATCGTAATTGCCGCCTGCGAAGTCTCCTCCGGCTCCCGGAGACTGGCATACGGTGTTCTTGACGTAAGCGTTGACGGAATACTGACATAAAACGTTTGTGGTATTGTTGTAGAACGTGCAGTTATAAATCCAGACGTTCCCGGCGCTATACGTGCTGTAACAGTATCCCATCCCGTCAGACGCCAGGTTAAAGCCGTAGCCGATGACATTCTGGAGCTTCAGGTTACCCTGAGCGTGGCATATGCCCTGGACTTGAGCGGTTCCCGTGGCAAAGTTAGCGATAATGGAGCTTCTGAGCCGGCAGTCTGTAGCTCCGGCCGCGTTCATGTAGACACAGAAGTCCTGATATGCGCTTGTCCCGTTGAGCCCAATCTGCAAGCCATCGAGGTAGACGAAATCCTCATCGATCTCGATCATGTAATAGTAGCCGCTGATCGTGCCTAAGAGGCGGTATTTGCCCGCGTCCCACTTGCCCGCGTGGCGCTTGGCCTGAGTCGTTCTCACCTGGATGTAATTTGACGCACTGGTGGTGCTTCCGGAAAAGACAACCTTGTTTGTATCGGCGGTAGCCCCCTCGCAGATTATGTCGTAGCAGTCCGTCAGAGTGGCAGGGAGCGTTGCCTCGGCTTCAGCAAGCGACGCAAAGGCCCGCGTTGACCCGGTCGTGCTATTGGTCGTCCCATCACCACCCGCGGTCGATGCTGTGTTGACGTATCGCGTTATGGCCATATACCTGCGCTCCCGTCCTGACGGTTTGTGATCGCCGCAGTCATGTCATCGAGAGGGTACGTGGCCGGTGTATATGTCACCGGGACGTCGCTTTGCACCGAGGCGACGGATTTTGAAGACGCGGCGGCTGACGGCAGGGAGTCGAGAGAGATGTTGTATTTTCTCTTATGGGTCATGTCGCGGCGGGTTTTCCCCTCGCTATCCTCAACCTCGACATAGATACCGTCGAGCAGGCTGGAAGCGTCCTCAACCGAGAGGCCGTCTATCCGTATGACCGTCATAAGGCTGTTTTCAGACGGTTCCTCGGTGCAGGTTCCGTCCGGATAGACTGCGACCACATCTCCGGCTTTGTAGCGGAGGTCGTTGCTTTCTTCTTCAGGTTCGGGTGTAGTTGCCATTATCACCAGTTCGGCCATGATTAAGACCACCTCATCTATTGTCCGTATTCGC